ATAGAGACGAGGTTGCTACTAAATTAAGGATGAACAAACCCGCAGATAATCAAATACTATCTTGGATTATACCGAATATAAACCCAAACAAAATAGCATTCATTGATAATAATGTGAAAAGACGTTGGGATAATTCTTACTTTTATGAGTTGTTAGCATATTCTCATAACGGTAAACTTAGTGCTAAGATGGTAATGCCTACTAGAAGAAAGTATTCTAAGTTAGGTAGTATTGCTAGTAGGTTAGGACTAAGAAGACATGAAACTTATCTTCTCGATGATTTATTGAAAGATGATAAGTTCAAAAAATATGCAATGACAAAGTTAGATAATTCAGAATGTAGATTATTAAAACTTGGAGAGAAAAGAAAAATAGAAACAAAGAAGATAGTATTACCTTCGCCCACTTTAGATAAGTGGTTATAAAAATAAAGAGGAATAAAAATGAAAAAACAATTAAATGATAAAAAATATAAAAGAAGAATGGATAAAATGTTAGATTTGTTAGAGAAACAAAATGAACTGTTTCTAAAATTAATAAGTGAACTTAACGGAGAGGAAGAGTAATGGTGGGAAGATTAAAAGTTGTAAACACTTTACAATGTGTTATTTGTCTAAAAAACATAGAACATAAAATGTTAGATGGTAAAGTTTTCAAAACAGATGGACATAACGCTGAACCAATCACATTAGGAAGATGTTGTGATTTTTGTGATTGTGTAGTAGTTGAACCTTCTAGGATAGGAGAATTGTTTGACAAACCTGTCGATGTTATTGTTTATGGTCTAAAAAGATACCAAGAAAGAATGGCTAACGATAAAGCCAATGGTATTACAACTAAAAGTTTGAAACAGAGGGCGATACAATGAGTGAATTATGGACTGAAAAATATAGACCAACAAGACTTAATGAAATAATAGGACAAACTAATTTTGTATTAGATGCAGAACATTGGGTTGTCAATAAAGAAATGCCTAATGTTTTATTATACGGTGTAGCGGGTGTAGGTAAAACCGCTGCTGCTATTTCTTTAGCAAACGGAATACTAGAAGATAATAGAAAAAATAACTTCTTTGAGATTAATGCTTCTGATGATAGAAAGTTAGAGACAGTAAGAAACAGAATCAAAGAGATTGCATCTACTAAAAGAATCGGTGATGTACCGTTTAAGATTATTTTACTAGATGAAATGGATGGTATGACTAAGGATGCACAAAATGCACTAAAGAGAATCATGGAAAGATATGCTGATAATTGTAGATTCATTATTACTTGTAATGATAGACATAAAATTATTAATCCTTTGATGTCAAGATGTGCTAACTATAACTTTAAGCGTCTTAACAATAAAGACATGAAATACATAATGACCGAAATCCTGTCAAAAGAGGACATTAGAACTCATTCAAGTGAGTCATTAGATAAGTTTATTACATATCTACAAGGAGACCTAAGACGAGGGTTGAATGAATTACAGGCTTCATCGGCAAGTAAACGAACTCTCCAATATCAAATAGACATGAATATGAAACCATACTCTGAAATTATAACAATGATAAATGAAAATAACTATGACAATGCTTTAGAGAAGGTGCATAAATTGATTTACGATTCAACAGACATGAAGACTATATGTATTAATTTACATACAGAAGTTCTCGAAACCGAAAGTGATTCGTCATACAAATTCAAAATGCTTCGTATCATTGGTGAAACAGAATACAGAAGTAATAATATGAATCCTAAAGTCTTGGCATCTTGGATGGTAGGACAGATGATAAAATGATAGAATTACTTTTGGGGTTGATTGGATTGAGAATAATAATTAAAATGTTAGATAGTAACAGGGGGAGAAGAAGATGGTAAAAAAATTCTTTGACTTTAATAAAGATGGAGTTGTTAATAAAGATGACTTTGAACATCTCATACTTAGATATGAGATAATCGTGTTAGGTGGTATAGCACTAATTATACTACCAATATTAAACACGTTAAATTACATTAGTGTAGATTCCAATTTCTTTTGGGTGCTTTGCGGATTAGTAATGGCAGCCGAAGGATTGGTTGAAATAAAATACGAAAGGAAAAAAAGGAGAAAATAAAAATGAATGAAGAAATGAAAAATGAAATAATGAAAGCGGCAGAAATACTCGGTCTATCCGAGGAAGATGCTATGAGTAAGTTCGAGGACATATGTTCTAAGAACAATCTCGATGCATCTAAAGAACCTTTATTGGCTAGAGGTCTTTGGCGACAGTACTTTAGTAGTGCTAGAAACCTACTAAATCGTGAAAGAACAACAACTAATAATACAAACAATTCTTTTTACAAAGATGCGTTTGGTTTCTTTGTATCGTTAAACGATGCAGTAGATATAATGGCTTTGGATAGAGACCGTGTTGTTAAAGAATACAATAGAGATAGTGATTTAACCTACTCTCTTGGTAAAGTAGCAATTTTTGCTGAAACAGCAGACGGAAAATACGAAGGAAGAATGATGAGGGATAACGAAGAAAGAGTAAAAGTTATGGACGAATTACCTGAAAACAATGTAGCATTAGATAGCGGACTATTCTTAGTTCCACTAAACACTAATGATGCGGCGTGGAATAAAAAGAACTATGGTAAACCAACGAAGGCTTCTGAGTGGAGAAGAACAGGAGTGTTTGTAGGAGAAGTTGATGGAAGAATGGGAGCATTCGCTTTTAGTTACAAAGGCGATTCATCACTAACATTTACTCCTAATACTTTTGAGTGGGTTCACTTTAATGCATTCTTTATGAATGAAGACTACACTACTATATTTGGTGGTAAGTCTAGAACTATGGAGTCTCTAATACTAAACGATGATTTAGCAGAAGAAGATGAAAGAAGAAGAGTTCCATTCGGTTCAGTTCAAGATATAATTATGGAATACTGCACAGAAAATTACAGTCCATTAGTTGACTTAGAACAGGCTCATAGTAATGCGGCGGCAAGACCATACAAACAACGCTATGTTGTTACTGATGGTACTGTTACTAGTATTAACATGACACCTACTGCTAATGGTAATAGGATAATTAATATTGATGATTTAACTACTGAATTTAATTTCGATAACGATGGCTTCACAGCAACTACTTGTTGGATTCCTTCTTCGTTAGTAGTTGATTTTGGTATTGGTTCAGAAGTTATTGTAGTAGGCAGAACATCACAAGGTACAGATGACGAAGGCGCATTAAAACCTGTAACAATTAATGTTAGTGGTATATATGTTATCAGTGCTAGAGGCGGTAGTCCTGAACTGATTGAACACGTTGAATCAGAAGAAACAGATTGGTTCTTCGACTGATTATGTAAAAGTGTAGTCATACACATATTGTTGGCTATAAGGGTGCAATACCCTTAAACCTTTAAGGAGGATTAACTATGAAAGAATACGAAATAATAAACAATACGATAATAAAAGGTAGTAGTTATTGGTTCAATGTAGCCAAAGTTGATTTTACTACTAGAAGAATGAATGACGATACAGGAGAGTTTTGGGTTAAGTTCCACTTTCCATCAGGAAAAGAAATACGAATAAAAGTAGATGAAGAAGATTTAGAGGAAATAACAAATCTCTTCGATTATAATAAAAATGGTGATTTATATGACAATGAGTTATGAAGAAAGAAAAAAAATAATAATGCAACAAATACAAGATAGAATGAAGAGAGAAAAAGAGTTCCTATTATTAGGAATTACGGGCAATCCTAAAGTCGGTAAATCCGGTTTAGCAATGGATTGTAGAACTGAAGAAGAAATCAAGAAAGGTATGACGGTCGAAATACTAGACTTAGATGACGGTTCAACTGCAACTTGGGATTCAGCATGGAATAGAGATGAAAACATAAGAGTGTTTGTTCCTAATGTTTGGAATGAAGATGGCTCTATGAATTGGGATGAAACATTTCACAACTGTTCAACTTGGATTAAAATGTTAGAAGAACAAATTAAAGAAGGAAATGTAAAGGCTGTAATTTTAGACGGTGTTGATAAAATTTACGAAGGGTCTAGTGATGTTCTTCGTAAATCTTTAGTAAAGAATGCGGCAAGAAGCGGTTCTGTAATACAGGATTCGGATACAGTAAGAGTAAGCCCATTAGATTGGAAAGTTAGAAATAAGATTTATGATAGAATCATTAATCCGTTTGTAGCATTAAGAACTAACAGATTTCTTATTACACATATGAAACCTGTTTACGAAGGTATAGGCGCACCAATTGCAGTAGGGGAAACTCCCGATTGGTACAAAACTACACCACATAAACTACTACAAATAGTAAACATAAAAGAACAAAAGTTAGGAAAGAAAACCACCTACATGGCGACACTAACTGCTAGTAAAACTAATTCCAAAATGGTAGGTAAAAAATGGCCTGTCTTCGTATTAGAAGAGACAGGAAATCAATGGAATGGAATACCTGAATTAAAAACAGGTGAATTATAATGGAGATAAATAACAATGAAAATAATAATAGAAGCAAAGGAATTGAGTAAATTAATAGAGAGCGTAGCATTAAAAGGAAGATACTTCGATGGTGGAGAATCTAAAAATGGTATGTTATCAGCACACGCATATTTAGTAGTCGATAGTAACACGCTACAAATATGGAATGCTGATAACACTACTATTTGTGGGTTGAACCATGGCTTAGCGGAAGCAACTCATGTCTCCGTTGAGAACGGTTCGGCAGTGGTTGACATCAAGAAGACTGTAAAATACCTAAAGGGATTTACAGGAGAAGTTACAGTTGAAGCGAATGATTTCTTACATATTAGCAATGAATCATCCAATGCAACTTTACCTTTAGTGGTTGAACATAGTCATCAGCCTATGATTGATATGTTAATTGTGTTCGAGAAAACTGTAAGGGATGTCAATGTAACGTTTCCTACGTTTAGAAGAACTACCTTTGAAACTAAACTTCACCTTCTAAGCGACACTTTAACAGCCGCAACAAAAGGTTGTGATGTAATTAATACTGCTAGGTATAAGTTTGATTATAGTATTAATAATACATTAACAATGTCTTCTATTAAAACAGATTTAGATAAGTTTGAAACTGTTGTGCCTACTATAACTAGAGACGGCGAACCTTCAACAGTAGAGTTTACAGGTTTCTTTCACGGCTTCTTTGAGTTAACCGCAGTTAATATTTATCTTAAAGATGACGCACCTATTCTGTTTGTATCGCCAACTAGAATACTATTGAAAGCGCCCTACATGGATAGGAGTTGAACGGTTGATAATTAATGAAATAAAAAATGGTATAGGATTAGTTTGGAGAGATGAAAATAATAACAGACTGCAAGAAACTGTTTCTTTGAAAGACTTCAAACATTACTTTTTCATTAAGGCTACGTCAACTAGACATACTAATTTGTTAGTTAAAGACAACAATACAAGAGGCAACTTTCAAGTTGACCTGTCTTATGAATTAGGAGATTGGGTATCTCTCGAAGGTGAATCTTTGGTGAAGGTTTCTTGGGGTACTAAATCTCCTAGTCTTAGGTATCAAATTAGAGAGAAGTTAGAAGAGTTAGGTGTTGATACTTACGAAGCAGACATACCACATCATTATCGGTATGCTGTTGATGAGTTAAATTCTATCCCTGATTATAAAATGCGTAAGTGTTTTTGGGATATGGAATGGATGCAAGGCGGAGAACATGATGGTAAGATTACTTGTATAGTAATATACGATAATTATGATGATGAGTATAGTGTATTCGCTTGGTTTCCTAACTTAGAAAAGAAACTTAGTATGGAGTTCCTTTACAAACTAAGAAGGAATTATAACTTAAAAATATTCAAGTCAGAAGAATCTATGCTTGACAACTTCTTAACCTATTTTATTCAGAAGAGACCGGATATGTTAATCTCATGGTTCGGTTGGAAATTCGACCTACCTAAACTAATAGAGAGAAATAGTGCTTACAATATTGATTCGAGAATGTTATCTCCCTTTAATGAAGTAAGGGGAGTTTCTTGGAAGGATAACAAAGTTAAGATATATCCTAAACAAGTAAACGGGTCTTCTCCTATAACACAACCTATTAAGGGAGTAATTACAGTAGCATTAGATTTAGTCTTTGAAAGACAATGGAACGATTCACAAAGAGGAACATTACCTTCTATGGCGTTAGATTATATTTCTGAATCTGTTTTAGGCGATAAGAAATTAGTTAGTGAAAAGTTTCCTGATAAAAATGAGTTCTTTGCTAGAGGTTGGTTAGAAGATACTGAAACATATTTAGAGTATGCAATAAAGGATGTTGAGTTAATCAAAAGAATTGATGATGAAAACCATTGTATTGATTCAGTATTAGCATTACAAAAATTACTAATTGCTCCTTTCGATGCTTGCTTCTATGCAAGTAATATGGGTGGAATATATTTCATGCGTAACGCTACTTGGAAAGCACCAACAGGTAAGAAAGGTGAGAAAGTTAACTATGATGGAGCAATGATTTACAATCCATTAACGGAAGGCACGAATGGTAGATATGATAATGTAGCAGCGTTTGATTTTGCAGGGCTATATCCTTCAATGATTATTTCACGGAATATTTCGTGGGAATCTAAATCAAAAGTACCAACAGAGTTTGCAGTTAACCTAGCAATACCTAGAGATTTTAGTGAAGTTAAAGAAGAGAAGATGTTGTATTACAATACAGATAAGTTAGGATTGTTACCCCAATCACTAATAGGACTTAAGAAGTTAAGAAATGAATATAAAACAAATATGAAAGAAGCATCTTCCAAAGATGAAAAAGTAAAGTGGAATAATAATCAAATGGCTGTCAAAAGATTGATGGCTTCATTTTATGGTATTACAGCCTATCAAGGATTTGGTTGGGCTGATATAGACCTAGCCGCTAGTATTACTGCTAGTGCTAGAGAGGCAATTAGATTAGCCGCATTTAAGGCGAGGGAATTATAATGAGTAAAAGATGGAAGAAAAGAGTCAATCAAAACAATAAAGATACAATGAAATTATCTGAATTAATAGCATTAATGATGAGTAAATATGCCATGTCCGAAGAAGAACACAACGCAATATTAACTTGGGAAGAGTTCAATATTAATATAGAAAGGCAGACTACATCAGAAGAACAAGCAAAGCAGACATTTTCAATAGAAGCAATTGCAGGTGTTACTGCCACCTTTCATCTTTGGCTCTTAGGAAGAGTAAAGGATAGGTGGGAATCAGAAAATTGGGATTCAGATAAAGCACCCCATGCTATTTCTGTTAATGCTAAAGTGGATTGGAGTAATGACATATGAAAGTAGTTTACGGACACACGGATTCAATTTATGTTCAATGTGATGATATAGAAAAAGCAAAGAACGTTTGTAGTGAAATTAACGATTATGTTAGGGAATCCTTTCCTAATCTATTAGGTCTAGATGAACACCCTGTCACTTTAGAGTTTGAAAAGTATTACAAATCTCTTGGAGTTGGTGCAACAAAGAATAGAAATGCAGGGTTAATAACTTGGAAGGATGGAGAGTATCTTGAAGAAGATGAGTTTGTTCTTACAGGTTTTTCTGCTAAAAGAGTTGCACAAACAAAACTAGCAAAGGAAACACAAATGAAAGTGTTGCGAATGTGGGTTGATGGTGTTGAAGAAGAAGAAGTTTCTAATTACTTACACGGGTTATTTAACACTGTTATTTCCGGCGATATAGAACTATCAATGCTTACTAACAGAACTAGATTTCGTGAAGAGAGATTTAAGGTAAAATGTATGGGAGAATGTAAAAAAATGAAATGGGGAAAGGTTTTCTCACTATCAGAAATCATTGAGAATATTACAAAACACCGCAGAAGTTTTTCTAGTGATAAATGGAAATGTTGTAATAAACCTAATCTTAGAACATTACAAGATAAGAGACCTACAATTGGTTCAGGTATAGAAGGAGTATTGTTTTACAATTCCTTTAATGAAGTGCAAATAGATGACTCCTACCTTTACATTAAGATTAAGGGTAACAACACAACTTACATTCATCCTCTAACTCAAGAAGATACTATCCCTTCTTGGGTTTCAGTTAAGCATGAATCAGAACTATCTAACTTTACTCCTGACTATTTGCATTATGCTTATCAAGTAGTTAGTAAGGCAGAACCCATCTACAATGCAATGGGTTGGAATATAGATAATATTACTAAAAGTAGAAATCAAGATTTGGGGGATTGGTTTTGAGATTGTCTTGGTCTATGAAAAGAAGAATAGAAAGATGGAAAATTAGACACGCTAAAATAAACGAATGGGTTGTATTTTACAAAGAAGAAATAGTAAAAGATTATAATAGAATGAAAAGTTTTTTACAGAAATTAAATAAAAAGAAGGTTAAAAAAATGAAAATAGATAACAAGAAAAAACAAACTATATTTTTCGATTCTAAAGAATATATAGGATTAACAATGCAAAAAGGTAATATTACACTTATAGAAAAACCTCCTTTAAGTGTTATTTCTTTTAAAGAGGAAAAAACAATAACACCCACTTGGTCTCCACATGACAAAAATTGTGATTGTGAAGATTGTTTAGAAACGTTATTAAACACGTTAAAGTTTAAATTTGATACGGAGAATGATGAATGATGAAAATACAAAGTAAAGAAGGATTTGATAGAGATTTTACCTATCAATGGAATGCTGAATGGAAAGAAGAAGATACTGATAAGCCTATATTGAAGATAACGAAATCTTCTGTGGGGCAATTTGATTGGTGTGCTAAGAAATATGAGTTTGGATATATAGACAGAAAACCACAAGATACTTCGGAAGCAATGCATAATGGAACATTAGTCCACAATGCATTAGAGGAATTTTACAATGTTTTTGATATTAAGAAAGCAGAAACTATGGATACTAAAGAAGTAACAGAATATATGTTTAGTCTATTTCCTATTGATAATATGTCTGAAATGTATGAAACATTATCTATTAATGAAGCACAACGTTTTATGGTTGCTAAAGAAGATAAAACCTTAGAAGAGTTTCTTCCTGTAATTAATGAAGTTACATTGGATGCTCAGATTACCATTAACAGGGCAAACTACCCTAAGTTCCCATTGAAGAGAGATTATGTTATACATTTACAAGGGATAATAGATAGAATGTTTGTTGATAAGAACGGTTATATTCCTATGGAGTTAAAGACAGGAGCATGGAAAGAGTATAAGAAAACTATGATGAGAAAAGAAATGGCTTATTATAAATTATTATTTGATAATTGCCCCATTGAACAGTTAGAAGCAATCGGTCTTAACCGTGATAAATCAATAACACATTGGGGTTGGAGATATCCGGCTTCAAATCATATCTATGTAGAAGAACAGAAGAAAAGTAGCCACAAAGCAGTTATGCGTAGTATAGTAAAATTATTGAAGGCTTATGAAGATAATTCATTTCCAACAAAATACAATGCTAGAACGTGTTCCTATTGTAGTTACTTGGATATTTGTGACGGCGGAGCAGACGAGGGGTGGTTGTAATCACAGAAGAAGTTATTATTTGGACGGCTACTTGGTGTGCGCCCTGTAAAGGACTTAAGACTTGGACTGATATACACTATCCGTTTGTAGTTTACAAAGATATAGAAAAAGACGTAGCCCCATTCGAGATTAAATCAGTTCCGACAATGCAAATAGGACAAGTCTTTATTCCGAATATTTCTACAATAAAACAACACTTATCTAAGAGAGGAAATGATTTAAATGGAAATTAAATGGATTTATCATAATGGTATTAGGATTCTAGCATTAGTAGTTAATGATAAAGACCCCTACACACGTTGCGAAAATTGTGGAAACAGAAATTACAACCATCCTAGATTAGCACCTAAAGAAGATGAGAGTTGGTGTGGAGATTGTAATGACGAACATCATAAACAAAATATGAATGATATAGAAATAGGATTGTGGACTATGTATCAATTGGAAAGAAACAGGGCAGTAGTAGTTGTAAGAGAGTTGGATGTAAATGAGTAAGATAGAAGATATAGTAATTAAAAAAATAGAAGCAAGAGCAGAAATTGGTGAACGTAAGTATAATACAACAATGGAAAGAGTTGACTTGACCAAAAAAGCATGGTTAATCCATGCACAGGAAGAGGCTTTAGATTTAGCAATTTATTTGCAGAAGTTGATAATGTTGGAGGAAGAGTAGATGAAACGTAATTGGACTATCAAACTCTTATTCTTCATTGGTAAAGTTTCTACTATGATTAAGAGGTGGAGAAAATGAAGTGGAAAGAATACTTTAGAAGAAAGAAAGAATACAAAGAGAGGAATAAAAAATGAAAGATAAAGTAGAAAAAATATTAAATTCTAGAGAATGGACGTTTGCAGATTTAACTAACATGAGTCAATTGGTAAAGAATTTTTCAGAAGAGATATATACACAACTAGATTCTAAAGAAAAATTATCTATTGTATGGGAAAAAGACATATCTAACATACAGTCGTTTGGAAGTTTCTTTCAAACTCTAGTAACAGAAGAAATACAATTACAAGTAGCAAGTATTTTGCAAGAACAACTAATAAATGCAAATGTAAACTTTAGTAATAATAAAAATAAGGAGAGTGAAAACGATGATGTTTCCGAGAGAAGTGTGGGCGGGAAGCCACTTAAAGAACGCACCTCAGATGAAAAGAAAGATAGTGAAGAATAAGAAAGAGTTTATTGATTGGGTTAATATTTACAATGGAAGAATGAATTGTTATACAACAGTTTATGATTTTGAAGTTGTGAATGATAATACTAAAATAGATTCTTCAGTTGTTCTTGACAGAATGTTTCTTGATTTTGATGCACATGATGAGCCTTTAGAAAATGCACATAGAGATTTTATGAGCGTTGGAAAGAAACTATCATCATTGAATATAATGTTCAATGCTTATTTTAGTGGGAAAGGTTTTCATATAATTGCACATGGAGAGCGAGTTAATGATATTAGATGCATTCAACAGTATTATACCGAATTGGCTAAAGACCATCCTACACTTGATAGAACAGGTATTCAAACTAATAGGTTAAGGAGAGTTCCCAATACTTTGAATCTAAGTAGTGGTAAAGAAAACAATCATTACTTTTGTACGCCACTAGACTTTGTTTCCTTAGAAGGAGTCTCTATGTATGATATATTAGTTATGGCTAAACATAGAAACCCCATGATAACTACGGGAACAGAAAGAATTGTATTTCCTACGGTGAAACCGATTCACTTAGCAGATATTGAAATAGAGATACCAAAACCTATCGGTACATTACCAATTATACCCTGCTTACATAATGCAATTATGGTAGAGAATCCTAGTCATTATGCTAGAGTTTACTTGGTTCAATGGTATAGAGACCTACTTACATTAGGAGAAAGAAAAGTTTCTTTGGAACAACAAAAGGAAGTAACAGAATTGATTATGACAGAGTTGGCATCAATAGCAGGTCATCCCGAAGTTTGGTTAGATTGGGATTACAATAAGACTAAGAAATATGTTAGTGGAATTGTTTCTAAGGGTTATCACGCAGCAGGTTGTGAGACTCTAATTACACAAGGATATTGTGTAGGAAAATGTTGGAGGTATCACGAATGAAATTATTAATAGATAGTAGAGAAAACTCGGAACTAACAGAGAGAGTAATAGAAAAAGTCCAAAGTCTAAACGTACCATTTGAAAAACAATGGTTAGAAATTGGCGACTATGTTTTCAATGACGTTTGTTTCGAGGCCAAATCCTCTTTTGATTTTATTCAATCTATTGTAAATAAAAGATTGTGGAATCAATTAGATAATATGGATAGAGCATATGTAAATAATTTAGTTATTGTTTACGGTTCATTTGAAGATGGTTTTCGTAAACATTTAGAACACATAAAAACTAGCATGAATAAAACAGCACAAAGAGTTATTCTCAGAAAGAAATTCTTTGGTTCAATGAGTAAGATAATATTAGATACTGATTGTAGTATTATTTGGGTTAGAGATGCATTAACAGCCGCAGAATTAATCGCAGTTGTTTGTAAAATGCAACCACATGATAGGGAAGTATATGTTCCTAGAATTGTGAAACAAAAGAAAATTAGCACTACTGATTTAAGAGTGGATGTATTATCTACAATTAAAGGGGTTAGTGATAAAAAGGCTAAACTTTTGATAAAGAAGTTTGGCTCTATAATGGAAATAGGAGAGTCATCTTCTTTAGAATTATGTAAGATAGACGGTATTGGTAGTGTATTAGCAACCCGTATTATTGATACTTTAAATTCAGAAGACAAAATACAAATATAGGAGAAAAGAAAAATGAAAAATATTGATAATAATTTTAATGAAGATGAATTACTAGAAGAAGCAATGAGGAATCAGTTTAATGAAACAATAAATACCACATTAAGACTACCAAAAATAGTTGAAGAATATGCAGACAGCGCAATAGAAGTCTCTAGAAATAATAGAGTTCCCGCAATATTGTCAGCCTATTCTTTACTAGGGCAGATATGTAAAGAAATGGTTTATGTTCCTAAAGGAAGAGGAACGGAAGACATTAGAGTTCATATTATTTGGCTACAAACAAGTGGTTCAGGTAAAAGTGAAATGTATAACTTTACAGGAAGAATAGCAGATTATGTATTTAGTATTCTTAATAATAGGTATAGAGATAATATTGAAGCAGAAACAGCAGGTGAAAGACATAATAGATTTTCCATCCACGCAGTTAAGTCCACAACAGACGCGGCTCTTATCGGTAAAATGAAAATGGAAGATGTAACTATTACTGATGATGAAGGCAACACAACTTACGAACAAATACCCAAACAACTGTTTGGTGGTTTAGAAGGAGACGGTCTTTGTGTTTATGACGAGTTTGAATACTCCGGTGTTTTCAAACCTACACAACATAAACAAGAAGTTGTTATGTATTTGAATACTTTAATGAATACTCTAGCAGGTCAAAATTATAGAATAACAAAACAATTAGCAGAGGGTGGAGAAATGTATTGTGATAGTAGGCGTTCCATTTACGCTACCTCCTATATTCCTAAAACACTAACTAGTGTTATAGCAGAAACAGGATTATTGCAACGTTGTTTAATTTATATTAGAGAAGTTCCTATAAGTGAACAAAACGCGGTAAGAGAAACCTTGAGTAATGACTATGGTAAGATTATAGATACTCAAACACCAATAAATAAGTTTGGTGATGCCTTTGTTGAAATCTATGAATGCCTAAAAGAAAAATATGATTCTGTACCATTAGAAGTAAATGATGGTATGTCGGAAGAACAGATTAGAGAAGCAGAAGTAATCAGAAGAAAGAAAGTAATTACTTTTTCTAAAGGTGTAAACGATACGATAACAAATGAAACAATTAAATTTCAAAACTTCGTTCACGATAGCAGACCTGCTGTAATTGAGATAGCGAATAATTTCATTACTAGAATGCAAGTAAGTATGGTTAGACTAGCAGTTCTTTCTTGTATAGCAGAAGCACCTAAATTACCAAAGAAGGATAGGTTTAAATTAACTAGTAAACACGTTTTGCAAGCATCTCATGTAACCCAACAATGTTATAAATCTCTTGTATTGTGGTTAGATTCAGCCCTAAGAGCCGAAAGACTATCCTCTGCCAAGAAACAAAAGTTAGATGTATTTACAAAAGAATATAAAAAGTTAGTAGAAAATGGAAAATCGGTAAACATAGAAGGACAGACAGGAGAGTGGATAAACAAATCTGTGCTATTAGAAACAGTAAGATTAGTAACAAACGCATCACCTGCAACAGTATATAGAAACTACAAATCTAATAAGGAGTATTTTGACGAAATAAGACACAACAAAACTAGATTTGTAAATATAAAAAGGAGAGGAATAAAATGAATAAAACATACGAACATACATTTCAAATGTATAATGTAAAAGATGGCCCGAAAGTAATGATTGAAGCACTAAACACGTTAGGACAACAAGGTTGGTCTTTAAGCACAGTAATGAATATAGGAACTGATAGATTAATCGCTTTCTTAGTAAGAGATACAACTAAAGAAGCACCTAATCCACAAAAAGCAGACCAAGATAAAATTACTGCTTTGTGGTCTGCAACAGGTGATGAGGAATGAAGATTAAAAAACTATTGAAATTGTTTGGATTTAGTACCGTAGACTACGATTTAAGTGAGGAATGCTTGCATGACGATTGCTAAGAACGTTTTAGCAATTGACTTAGAAACTAAAAATATGTCTCACGAAATTGGTGGTTGGGGTAATACCCATATGTTTCAAGTATCAACAGTTTGCACTTGGGACGGAGACATAGGCACTATTTATATTGACAAATCGGTGGACGATTTAAAAAAATCTAATGTAATTATCAAACCATTATCAGAATTAAAGTTTGATTTAGAAAAACATTTTGATAATGGTGGAAAATTACTAGGACATAATATACGAAACTTTGATTTGCCTGTATTAAAAAACGCAATGGATATTTTTTGTATTAAAAAATACTTAGATAATCCCGAATCGTATATTGATACTAGTGCTATTCTTTCTAAAGAACACGGTGAAAGATATTCTCTTTCTAATTTAGTTCAACATACACTTGGTTCTGATAAACTAATGGATAGTGCTGATGCACCAAAGATTTGGAAAACAGGAGGCTACTCTCAAGTTGCTGAATATTGTTTAAAAGATTGTGAGTTAGTTTTTGACCTTTGGAAACACGGTGTTGAAAACGCAAGTGTTAAAGGCTTCTCCCTTGAAGAAGCAATTGAGAAAGATTTGGAGGTGATGTGGTAATGGCGTTAAGTGCAACTTCTATTGCTATTTGGATTGTTTTTATAATTATGATTTCATTGTTATTTTTCGCGGCTTTTGGCAATAGTAAATATTCAGAAGATACTATTGAAGAGTATATGTCGAATTTAATAAGCGAGGAACAAAAACGTGGCTCTAGTTGAGGTTTGTAACTTCTGCAAAGAAGAAACAATACCAAGACGGATTCGTGGGGTCTATGTTGGTAGTCTTGATGAAATCAAGATATGGCAATGTAGAAAATGTAAGGCTTTGTGGTCGAATAATTAATTTTATTCGGCCATGAGGTCGCTTTTTTTTTGGTTTTTTTTAGCCTATTTTTATATAGATACTATTCTTAGTTTTTTAACAATAGTATTTTTTGTGTAAAGCGATTATGAGAGTATATAAACTCAACAAAATCTAGTCTTTTACTCTCTTTTTATAGCAATGTAAATTAACTACTTGGTGTTAGAACTACACTAGAGTGAAGCGGATTTGTCAACAGTGGAAATTAATCAATCAATTATAGAAGGCTTGACCCACTTAGATTTAGACTTCGCTATGTTTTTTGTAAATACTTTTTTTGTAATTGTATCATTACAAATAACTCACTTGTTTTATGTATTATGGGAGGAGAAAAGATATGAAAGAAAGAACACATCACAATGGTAAATGTAAGTGGATGACCGATTTTATGGAGTCATTGAAAGATATAGAAGTTGAGTAAAATGAATGAAGATTATTGGGAAGCGCAAATAGAAGGTTTTGAAAATCAATTCAAGAAACCTATTTGGAGAGATTACTTAGAAACTCAACGTAAGTTATTAGACGAAGTATTTTCTTTAGGTTTAGATTAACAATCTACGCCTTCTGTAAAACCATCTTTAGTTTTTAAATCTTCATAACACTGTTTAATTATGTTGTATTGAGTTTTAGTAGCAGATTTGTTCATCAAAAAATTACCATTAAAACCACCAACAGGAGATGCGTTGTCAGTATATGCTTCTGCGTTTGCGTATATTTTTCCATTATATTCTATTGAAAATTTATTATCTCCTTCAACATCTATTTCTTTATCGCATCTAGTGGAAACTATTACACATATTGCATCCCTACATAATATTCCAAAGTTTGTATTGTAGTCAATTTCTAAAGCCATTTTAATCCATCCATGTCGGTGCATCGGGATAGTGTTGTCCGAATCCCAAAGGTAATTCATCCCCCACTATTGTAGCAAGCGTAGCAGGGAAATCTAATAATGCTTTCTTTAGGTTTAGATTAACCACTCAGGTAAAACCGGAAAATTATCTGCCGCTTCATTAGCCCCCGTAGATTCATCATCTACATCAAAGTAGTCTGTAATATCTCTCCACTCTTGTCTATATTCTAACAACTCTTGTTGTTGTTCAGTAGTATATAATGCAAACCTATCTGTTAACATAAATTGGTCTGTAAAAGTTAAAAATGCTTCTCTCTCAAGATTAATCCCTCCCCATGTCCAATCTTCTCCTTCTATATTAGTAACATTACCGTCACCGTCTTGAAATACTTGTTCTTTCATTTTAATCACCCGAATGTATTTATCACCCTTACATTAACCCACGGAATAGCACCTATTTGGTCTGTAATATCATTTAATACTGACGATTGGTTACTAGTGCTTGTGCTTGTTTGCGTAACCAATGTGTTAGCACTTTCACCGAAACTACCTATTTCTCTTAACACACTACAAAAGACATCATTTGAACCATCCTCAAAATAATGTGGTAAAGTACCCGCAGGTTTACAGTATAAATTAGTAGTAGTACTATTAGACCAAACTAAACCTATGAAGTACCAAGTATTTGCATCCATTTCATAAGTCTGATTAGCATTACCTGCGGCATTCTTTAATTGTGCTAGTATTGGGCTTGTTGATGAGAAAGTTATTGATGTCTGAGCCACCAAATTGTCGGGGTAAGGCGCACCACCAACAGCCGCTTTAGAATCATAAATTCCTATTTTCATAATTGCATTACTGTTTGCAGTTGATGCTCTCATTGAAATGTAATCTATTGTTCCTCCTTGATAAGACCACATTGGAATCATAGAAACATAATTCATAGCAGAACACGCATTGAATGTTTGAGTCCTTATACCCATCATTCTTGAAGGAACTCTATACTTTACTGTACCAAAAGCAGATATTCCATTCATAGATGCTCCATAATGGTCATTCTTACTTGCACCTCCACCACCTGTTCCGTCATCTATCGTTCCATCACTCTTTGTTCTTCTAAAAGGTTGTCTTACCATTTAATCACCTCATGTATTATTCTGCATTGTAATTGCGTAAAAGGTTGCAGTTAAGGTTGCAGTTGTACCTTGTTTATTTTGATACCTTATTCTAATAGTATCGTCACTTGAATCATAATCTGCCGCCAGTGTTCCTATTCTTGCAGAGCCATCAAACAATATAGCCCATTCAGTAAAGTTAACTGCCCTTACAGTAGTTCCCAATACTGTTTTTTCTGTTGCTTGAACTAACGCCTTGAAAGATTCTACCTCTTCGTTAGTTTCATCTTCTATCTGAATTGTTAGTTCTATTGTCTGTAATCCACTTGCTCCTGTAAATGAATCTAAATCCATATTCATTAATTCAATATATCCATCGTTTGCTGTTGAAACGCTACTAACTTCACCTGCAACTATACCTGCTTCATTGTTAGCACCGAAGTATATTCCTGATGTTGTTCCACTTGTTCCTGAACCTATTGTTACATCGGTAATAGTTTCAAATGCGGATTCTATTGCGACACCATTGTTTGTTAATCCATTAGGGAAATCTACTACACCTGTTGAAGCACCTGTAATCCAAGTAGGCGAACCATCACCTGATGCGATAACTAATTGGTCATTACCTGTTGCAGACGGCACATCAGCACCACCAATAACTACGTTGTTAGAACCTGTTGTAATATTATTTCCGGCATCATAACCAATTGTAATGTTTTTATCAGCAGTTGTTATTAAATCCCCCGCACCGAATCCTATACCTATGTTGTTGTTGCCTGATGTTACATCATTTAAGGCACTATTACCAAGAGCAATATTCAAAGAACCTGTTGTAGTATTATACAACGTTGAAGGCCCAATTGCTACGTTATTACCTGAAGATGTCATTTGATGACCATACAAGGCCATTCTACCTATTGCTACATTATTATTAGAAGATGTAGTTACGTTAGTATTTCCCTGACCTGCATACTGACCAATAAATGTATTACTTTCCCCCCGAGTCCATTGACCTGCACCACCACCTATAATTGTTGAATAAGACCCTATCGCTGTTCTATTACCGGCATCTGCGCCAATAGCAGTAACCCATGTTTGTTCACCATTAACTGTTCCTCTATTCCCAGCACTACTACCAATAAATACATTCTTTTGAGAATTAAGGCCGGTATTTTGCCAGTATTTACCTGCACTGTTTCCAACCATTACATTGTTAAAGCCCTCAGCATATTGACCTGCACTTTGTCCTATTGCTACTGTGCTACTTGAGTCTGCTGATTCAGACAGCGCATTAGAACCAATTACTACTGTTTCGTGTTTATTTCCTGTTAATGACGAACCTGCATTATATCCAATCAACACAAGTTCCCTATTAGTTGTCAAAGCATCTCCGGCATAGTTACCAATAACTACGTTTTTCGTACCGCTTGTTAATGTTTTAAGTGCATCCTTACCTATCCCTAAATTGTCATTGGCACTACTTAGTGTGCCATGTGGAGGTGCAGCATTATCAGGAGAAATTAGAATACTATCTGTAAAGTTAGTAATGTTACTAATTACATCTGTTAAACCATTAAGAGCAGAAGCACCGCCACCTGCGGCATCTTCCCAAGCAACACCGCTTCCTGTTGAAGTTAGGATTTGGCCGTCAGAACCTTGTCCTCCATTTACTTTGAAGTTTTCAGCATCAACTAATCCAAAGAAAGAATCCTTGAACTTGAGAGATGAAGTACCTAAATCAACATCGTTATCAGTTGCCGGATATAACTTACCATCTTGAAGATAGACTTGGTAATCCCCACCTGCTTGTAAGCCT